CAAAACCGCCGACCTTATCACCGACACCGCCAAAGAAGTTTTTTACGGCTTCCATTTTCTCTTTGAAAAAATTAACAAACGATTCTATCTTTTGTTTGATGTTTTCAAACAGGCCAAAGAAGGCGTTTTTCAAATATTCCAATGTCGCGGACGGCCCCTGCTTTATTGCGTCCCATAAGCCGGAAAAAAATTCCTTTATGCCGTCAATAACGCCTTTTATCGTGTCGCTGATTTTTACAAACACGTTTTTCACGCCATCCGGCATAGCGTCCCAAACTTTCCCGGTGATGTCTTTAATTTTTCCCCATGAAGCGTCAACAAAATTGCGGAAAGTCTCGTTATGGTCATACATGGCTTTCAATCCGCCAGCCCAAGGGTTCACCATGCCGACCGCGATTGTTTTCCAGTTGTTTTTTAAGAATTCCCCGGCCTTTGACGCTCCGCCTTTAATGCCTTCCCACGCTTTCCCGGCTATATTTTTAATCCCGCCCCATGCGCTGCTTGCCACATTCTTAACGCCGTTCCATACGCCGCTGAAAAAATCACCGACACCGCTAAAGATTTTTTTTATGCCTTCCCATAAGCCCAAAAAGAAATTCTTTACCGCGGTAACGACATTATCAACAAAGTTTCTAAACCCTTCAAAATTGTCATACAGGTATTTGAATATTCCGGCGAATGGATTGATGATAAAAAGAACAATTGCCTTCCAATTGGTTTTTACCCAATCAATAACGCCTATAAAAAGATTTTTTATAAAATCTCCTGCCTTCTTTACAAAACCTATAACGGCGTTCCACACTATCCCGGCGACTTCCTTTATCTTGTCAAAGTTTTTAACGACTAAAACAATAATGGCGATAACGGCCGCGATTGCCGCTATTACCGCGAGAACCGGCCATGTCGCCGCCCAAACAGCCGCCGCCATCGCGCCAAACCCTGTCGCTCCGGCTGCCCCGCCAGCAGCCGCCGCCGCCCCTGCTGCCCCTGCGCTAGTTCCGAATAATCCCATTACCGCGCTTGAAAGTCCGACTACCGCTTTCAATACGCCGAAAAGAGAAATTACTACTTTAATCCCGGATATAAATGTAGGCGCGATTGCAAGAACGGCGATTATCTTCGCAAGGTTTTCAAAACCGCCGACAAAATTGGCGACACGAGTAACGCTGTCTTTTATCCATGTCCCGAATTCCTGTATCTTCGCTATTATCTCCGGCAGTTTCTGGACCGCTTCCGCGAGGAACTTCCCGAACTTCTGCCCGAGTTCCTGAATGAACGGCCCCTGTTGAACCATCGCGTCTTTAAGATGGTCAAAGGCTTGCGTTATTGGCCCGATTGCGCTCCCTATAAACTGATTTTTCAATCCCGTGAAACCGCTTTGCATACGGCTTAACGCGCTGTTATAGTTTTCGGATGCTCTTGCCTGTTCTTCGGTGATAATAACGCCAAGGCTTTGCGCTTCATCTCCCATCATCTGCAATCCCGCGCTGCCCATTTTCATTGCGTTCATCATCTTTGGCCCGGCTGTTTTCCCGAATAGCTGAATTGCTACCCTTGTCCTTTCCGCATCGCTGGGAAGGGTCTGCATATAATCGGATATTCTGGAAAATGCTTCCTCGGGCTTCATGCTGGCAAGTTTCTGCGCGGACAATCCTATATCGGCAAGCTGTTTTGCCGCGGCATCGTTTCCGGCCGCGCCCATTTTGATAGTGTTGCTCATTTTTTGGATTGCGCCGTCAAACTCCTCAGCCTGAACGCCGGCCGTTCCCATCGCGTAACGCAATCGCTGGTATCCTTCAATGCCCATGCCAAGCGAATCGGCTGTTTTGGCGGCTTGATCGCCCGCGGCGGCAAAGTCCCCGGCAAGTTTCAATGTCGCAGCGCCGACAGCGGTAACGCCAGCGGCTACGCCAAGAGCGAGTTTTCCGGCGTTCTTTGCAAAATTGCCAAAGTCCTTGCTGAGTTGTTTATTGGCGTTCTGCAAATTCTTCATCTCTTTTTGCACGTCCATAATCGCCTTAGACGCGCCGGAAGATTTGCCGTTTATTTCTATTGCGACATCCCAAACGGTTTTCTTTGCCATTATTTCCTTCCCGGCTTCGGCGTATTAACATTTTTCAACGCCGTTTCCAATTCCGCGTTATATGACAGCAAATCCGATAACGGCATATTTTCCAAATCCGTTATCGGAGTATGCGCCATCACCGCAAGCCCTAAACAAATCCCGCGAATGTACTTTGCAGGATCGTCATACTCAAAAACATTTATTTCGCCGCCGTCTCGGGCTTCGCTGGTTTCTCCGGCTTCGCGGCCGGCTCTGTAAAACCCTCGTCATCACCCTCAGTAAATTGATCGTAGAACTCTTGCGGATTGTTATGCCGTACAAATGCGGAAACGGTCTGCCAAATTACCTCGTAATCATAGAAGGGCAGTTTCTCAATAGCCCTGAAAGATATACCGGAAATCTCTGCGGCAAGCCGCGCGCAATACTCCGATGATGTAGGCCTGTTAAGGCCGGATATGTTACCGCCGCCAAACGTCTCGCGCTCAACACGGTTTATCATCGCGCCGTTGACCTTTCCGAAATCCAATTCGATAATGGAAATGTTCTTATCTTCCCACTTCGTTTCTTTTGAAAGTTTTACTTTCACTGTTCCGACAAACATTCTTTTTCCTCCCTGATAATAATTCCGGCAACAACATCGCTCGCGTTGGAATTTCGATGCTGTTTTTTAATACATATCCTGAGCCAATCTTCAAAAGACAGCTCAGGATAGTATTTCTTAATGCCTTTATACGTCCATTTTTTCATGGCTATACGAGAAGGTTCTGCCTTGTCTCAGCCATTAAATCCTTGCCGTTGACCTTGTAGATGTATTTGAAGGCGTCCCATTCGAGAATTTCATCACCGTCCAAGAAATGCTGAACGTAATTCAGTTGAATAGTGATTTCCGCCTCTCCGGCAGAAGCCTGTTCTATCGAACCGGGGCTTGAACCGCTTAACTGCCCTTTCAACACCCAACGGTTCGGGACTTTTTCCTTCGCATGGTTGTCGGGGTTCTGCACAATGATTTCATTACGCAGGTCAATCGTACGCACGGTTCCCAATTCCATGTATTTGGTAATATCTCCGTAAATAACCGGGAATTTTAATTTCGCGGTCAACGGTTCCATCGAGCCGGGAAAGGCTACGTTGACTTTTCCAGCGACACCGGCGCCGCCGAATTCTTCTGTCGATAATTCGAGAGACGGAAGCTCAACCGAGACGGCGCCTTTCAGCGCCGTGCTGGTTTCCGAATCGTAAACCATAAAAACATTATTGCCTGTTGCGATACCTTGCCTCATTTCAAACCTCCTATGAGATTAGCAAGACATTTTGTCCTTGCTATTGGATTTTTAAGGCGCTCTATATGCACCTTAGATAGTTTCATTCTTTGTTCGCTTGTCATAGGTATGCCCTTATTCCAAGCAACTTGAATTCCTTTACGTCCTTTATTCCAAGGAATACGTCCCTTCATTTTTTCTTTTGTTGTTTCAGGGAGATTCAATCCTTTTCTTTGGTTTGGTTTCCCCCTATGAGATTCTGAAATAGATTTTTTATGCTCTTCTGTCAGATGTTTCCCGGTATTTATTTCAGATAACTTCTGCCTAAATTCTTCAGAACGTTTCCCTGTTGCGTTTTTGTTTCCCATCGCTGATTCAGACATTTGTTGGCGTTGTTTATTTGTCCGTTTTTTCCCCCTATTAGCTTTTGCAATTTTTTCTCTTGTTTCAACGGTTGTAAAACGCCCATGCAAAGCTATATGGCACCATTTGAACAATGGGATTAGCTCTTCTATAACCCATTGTTCATAATTGGTACAGTTGAAATTCTTATGATGTAATACTACATACGGCACGTTACCGGGATTTAGTGCTTTTCTCGCTCTGCCATAATTATCCCAGCCTTGCAGTTCTTTTGGGCTGTTAAGCCATTCAGTCCTGGTCATTAAAATAACCCCTCCAACGCATCAGGATCATAAGAAAAATTAAACTCAAGCTCGCGGGCCGCGTTTGACGGCGTGAGGTAAACTTTGAATAAAAGTTTTCCACTCATAATGCTCTGATTGCTGTTTGTCGCCCTCTGGAACTCAACGCGCCCGGCGATAATCGCCTGACGGGACATGAGAGTATTGAGATACTCGTTCCCGGTGAGCAGAATGGTATCAATCAGAATCCTGCGAATCGGCTTATCCACGTTCTGCCACATGGTTCTGTTGACCACGTTCTGCACGAATATGAACATACGCCTGACGGATATTTCAAAATCCTTTATGTCGGTATTGCCCGGAAAAGCGGTTGTATTCACTCCCCACGATCTAAAACCGTCCATATTTATAAAAGTATTCACGCCATTCTCGTTAAGATAATTGGCTTGCGTTACGCTCAACATCGGTATCACATTACCGTCCTCGTCGCAGAGGTTTGTCATCGACAGCAGTTTATTTGAAGCCTGTTCAAACGGTATGCCGCCGTTGCTCTTGTCCACTTCGCCGAACATTCCGGCCAGACGGACGGACGGATAATAAACCTGTTCGCCGATTGCCACACAAGGCCAGTTGGCGATTGCAAAGGGGCTGACAATGGAATTGTCGTTTTTGTATTTCGGTATGTTACGGTAATTCGCGTAATCCCCTGTAGTCGGCATATCAATCAGCGCGAGACAGGTAAACTCCCCTTCA